TTAGTCAATATAAATTTTACTCCAATCAAGTTCCATAACTTGACCCTTTAAATGTTCACAACGAGAACCTGCAGTGATCTCTTCACTAGAGTCGAATGAAATCATTGTCTTGTTTCCATCTCTATACACGTAGCCTATGGCATCCGAGTTAGAGCAAGCAATGTTTCTAATTTTACCAGTCAAGTCGAGATCTTTAGCAGACACCTCCTTACCTTTCTTCTCAAGCATCTTATCCTTGAGGTGGCCGATATAGATGATATGATCAGAAAGCATCTCCAATCTGTCCATCCATTTCTTAATAGCCATTCTCAAGTACAAATAGCCTGCACCCTGAGGAAGAGACAACACCGATAACCCTTTGTTATCTGCATCGAAGTTCTTACCCATCGGGGTTTGTCTGTACAATTCCTTAGCCTCTGACTCACACCAAACTTCTAGTTGTGTGAGAGTGTCGATAGCTATGTACTTATAGGGCTTCTTGGCTTGCATGATAGCCTTCCCTACCTGTGCTAACTCTGCAAGATTTGCTACCTTGATCTTGAGTGCTTCAACCATGTCAGATCCTTGTTCCAGGTCTATGATTAAACACCCATCAAGCTTAGCAATTGCAGTAGTCTTACCAATCTTTGGGGGCCCGTACATAATCATATGTCGTGGGCTTTTCCTTCCAACTGGTACTTTCTCTGTTGGCAATACTAATTCCATAGTTAATAATAATTTACTTTTTTGGTCTCTCTTTAATCGAGAAGGTAGACAGATCTGATTCGTAAGGAATCATGCCTAGCTGGCCATCCCTATTCTTTTCTACGTGACATGCAAGTAAGCCTACTGGGTTCTCACCACAGTATGCATCTGTTATCCCGTATAAATCATATGGACGTTGAAGCATCATAACCACGTGAGCATCCTGGCCTATCGAGTCACCCCCGAACAGGTCAGTTAGCTGTGGCTGATACTGCTGCTTAGCACGATACTCTTGCTCGATGTTCCTGTTTAGCTGAGACAATAGGATATTGATTACCCCAAGTCTAGCCTGCAGCCACATACAAGTTTTAGATATCTGATTAAGCTTCTGTAGTTCTGTATCCTCAGTCCCTAGAATAAGTCTAGAGTGGTCGAAGAGGTTGATTATTGTGTGGTTTGGGAATTTTAAATTCACCCTGTTGTTCACCTCTTTAATCTTAACCATATTCTGAGGAATAGAGCAGAAGAATATCGGGTACTTACGATACTTATCTACTGCCTTCTCATAGTCATTGACCTTCTCGTCAGAGATTGGGGACTCGATACTATACAGCTCTGAGAACTGCAGCTTAACATCGTTAGCTGCTGCCCTCATAATCTGTTGATAGTCTGGCATCTCGAAACTCCAATAAAGGAGAATCATTTTCTTGTCCTTGTTCTTGTCTAGAAGATCGAAGACCAATTGGTTAGAGAAAGCTGATTTCCCTACACCTGGTCTCCCAGCAATTACATACATTTTCCCAGGCTGCAAACCACCAAGAAGATTCTTATTCAACCTATCCCATCCAGTAGGGAAGACAATCCTATTACCAAGCTTAGCAAGCTTGATCTCTTCGATTGATTTATCTACTGATTTTGAGATGTGACGAAACTCTTTTAAAGTCTCGTCTAAGTTGTTAGAGTGATCTTGTGATTCGTCCTGTGGTTGATTCAGGCTCTGTTGTGTCATTTGTGTCTGTGTACTTTTCCCAACTGTGATTATTAATCCATGTGTCAAGCATCTGCATATAGCCTAAGCCATTACCTTTCCTACGAAAGTCAAGTTCTCTGTTAAGGCAGCTGATAATCCTATCGTGCTTCTCCTTATCAGTCCCCACAATCTTCTTGTACTTAGCTTTGGATTTGGAATTTGCTTTAGAGTCAGGATCTTTAGCTCTTAGCATTCTCACCTGTCCATTGTTGATAACCTTTAGGGGGAATCGGGAGAGGAGACCATGCCACATCTGATCGAAGTCTGAGAGAGTGCTTGTCTCAAACTTATCCCTTAATGTAACATCGTCATCCTCCCCGATTTTGATCCACCCATTGGTTTGCAATAACTCTAAATCAACATTTAACTTTAAACTAGGATCAATTTCTTTACGACTCAGCAGTAACAAGTAAACATACTCATCAGGACATAAGCCAAGATTAGTAAGCCTTTCAGTATCAAGTTCAATGATCATAAAGATTTCTGTTATACTATCTATACTGAATCGTTTTCAAATATAAGAAGAAATTCCATCAATCCAATTGATATTGGATAAATTTTTAATGGCATTTTCCAGCCACTTTTCCTCTTGACTATCCTTCACATAGAGAACTACGACCTCTCCCACCTTGTCTTTATCAGACAATCTGAGGAGACGGCCGACCCTTTGAATCATCTGCAATGCCTTTGAGTCAAGGCCACAGATAACACCAAGGTTAGCATCATGCACATCAAAGCCCTGATTCAAGGCCTTTGTAGAGCACAGCACCTTTACAGTACTGTCTTTAAAGTCCTTGAGAGCTGCATCCTTTTCCTTCTTCTTGAGTTTAGAATGATATCTAGCTGCAGGGATGCCTTCATTTGCAATTGCCTCATGCATAGAATCAGTAAACTCATTACTACCCCCGAAGGTTAGTATCTTCTTATCAGGAAAAGCCTTAGCTATCTGAGCAGTATAAAGAATTTTGTTATGAGCCTTTTGGACTATCTCTTTACGATCTCTGATAGCCTTGTAGAACATAGCAGCATTCTTCTTATCCTCAGGACTAGCAGATTGAGGATTAGCTAAGATTTGATTAGCCCTGTTAAAGGCATCAAACTGTCCAAGCTTGTACTTGTAGTGTACAAACATGTTATTAGCTGTCTTGTAATCCTTTCTCTCTTCGTCAGTTAGCTCCACAGCTATACAATTAATCTTGTAAGGGGCAACCAATCCTTTGGCCACACACTCGTCAAGAGTTATTGTATAAACTGGGGGAGCAAGGTTAACTAAGAGAGTACGATAATCAGGTTCCTCGGGCAGAGTAGCAGTCATGCATAGCAGCATCTTATGAGTGTTGTCAGTGAAGACTGTACGATAGATAGGACTTAGCCCAAGATGTACCTCATCTGCTACGGTTACTGTATAAGTCTCCCCAGATAATTTACATGCTGACTGATAGCATAGAATATCTACTCTATCAAGTACATCGTCATAACCCCACTTCCCAAACTCATCTTTGAACTGATCTTGAAGCTGATTAGTAGGGACTAATACTAGTCCTCTCCCATCATTCCTTCTCAATAGCTCTCCGACTGCCATGATTCCAACTCTACTCTTACCGAAGCCTGTACCTGCAATAACAGAACCTCTGTACCCTGCTTTGGCCCATGACCTTAAAGCTGTACGTTGTTCTGTGTCTTTAACCTGTAACAAGTTCGTCATTAGATTGAATAGATAATCTCACGGTTAATAATTCTTTGAGCTCTTTAATCTCTAGCTCAGCTCTTCTTACCCTCTCCATGAGGATAGCAGGATCTATAAGCATGTACTTAGCAGTACACACCATAGCTACGTATTTATCTGAGCATTCCTCAAACATTTTAACGTAGTGCTTATCAACAGATATAAGGTCATCATGAACCTTGTACATGTGATACACAGTAGCCCTGTCTTTACCAATCTTATTGCTTATCTCTGTCTCAGACAAGTCTGTGTAGATGTGCATTAGATTGACGTAAAGACAACGAGCCATTACAAACTTTCTTTTACGATTACTCTTAAAGATTTCTAGTCTGGGAATACCAGTCTTTAGCTCTACTATCTTTAGCAGAGCTTCTGATACCTCGTCTGTGTTCTCCATTAGTTAGAAGCTTTCATTTTCTTCTGACGAACACTGTTAGGATTAACAGGACGACCACGCTTCTTAGCAGTCTTCTTAACCTGACTTTTAGGGGTCATCATACGCTCTAGTTCATTAGTCTGCTTTCTAACAGTCTGAAGAACATCTTCGAGATAATCAATCTCTGCCTCAAGATTCAATAAAGAATACTCAAGTTTGGTAATTACATACCTGTGATAAAGAAAGAATGCAATCAATGCACCTACTGATACGATACTTACTACTAACATTTGATTTTAAGATTAAAAGTGAATATAAATTGGATTACGTGTTAATTCGAAGAGCCTTCCACTGACAGTGAGACGTTTCTTTAGGTTTGATTTCATCCCTGTGTCATCTGATGGCTCTTCTG